GCGCACGAGCGGATCATGCTCCTCGCAGACTTCTCGATCACCCTCAACGGGGTCTTCAACGCCGCCCTGTCGCACACCGTTTTCTCCACCATCAGCACCCAGGTGGCCACCACGCTCCGCACCACGACGCTGGTCGTGAACGGGGCCACGCTGCCCAACGAGTGCCTCTACACCGACTACGCCCTGACGCGCGCGACCGGCGGCGAGCTCACCTGGAGCGCGCCCGGGGTCCTCGCCGACGGCACCGTCCCCACCTGGTCCTGACCCCCGAGGAGTAGCGCCATGGGCTTCAAGCGCAAGAACAAGGCATACCGGCTGAAGTTCGTCGACTCCGACCTGGACGGCCTCGAGGTCGTGATGCGGTCGGTGTCCACGGGCCGGATCCTGGAGATCCAGGAGATGGCGACGGCCGCCAAATCGGCGATCGCCGTGGCCAAGGGCGGAACCGACGGCGATTCGTCCGTGGACCCGGCCATGATCCGCAAGATGGTGGAGATGGTCGCCGGGGCGATGATCTCGTGGAACCTGGAGGACGACGACGACGTCCCGGTCCCGATCACCGTCGAGGGCCTGCTCGACCAGGAGATCGACTTCCTGATGCAGATCATCGAGGCGTGGACCGAGGCTATCGCCGGGGTCGCCGCCCCTTTGGAGCCCGGCTCGACCAGTGGCGTGAATGCCCTGGAGGCGTCACTGCCGATGGAGACCTTGTCGTCGAGCCTGGCGAGCTGACGCGGGCGAACTTCATTCTCGCGACGTGCGAGCGGTTCGGGTGCCTGCCCAGCCAGCTGTACGAGGAGGACGCGGATCTGATCAGGCTGCTGAAGATCGAGGAGATGGGGAGGAGGCCCGAAGCCGATGGATATCGTTGAGATCCTGGTGACGGGCAAGAACCTGTCCCGGCCGGCCCTGGATGAGGCCACGGCCGGTGCCCGGGGCCTTGGCGGGGTCATGGGCAAGATGGCGACGATCAGCTCCGAGGCCCTGGTCGGCATCGCGGTGGCGTCGGTGAAGATGGCCGCCACGTTCCAGTCCTCCACCACGCGCCTGATCACCTCGGCGGGCGAGAGCACGAAGAACATCGACATGGTCCGCAAGGGCATGCTCGACATGGCCGGCCAGGTCGGGGTGAAGGCCGAGGAGCTGTCCAAGGCCATGTACTACGTCGAGGCGGCCGGGTTCCATGCGGCGGACGGCCTGACGGTGCTGAAGGCCGCGGCGCAGGGTGCGGCGGCCGAAGGCGCGGACACCACGACGGTCGCCAAGGCCCTGACGGACATCCTCGTGGACTACCACCTGAAGGCGTCGTCGGCGGCGGACGTGACGTCGAAGATGGTCGCGGCGATCTCCCACGGCAAGACCAACCTGCAGGACTTCAGCGGGGCTTTTGCGAACATCGTGCCGGCGGCGTCGGCGGCCGGCATCAGCATGAACGACGTCATGGCCGCGCTGGCGAACATGACCAACCACGGCTTCACCGCCTCGCGGGCGGCCAGCAACCTGGCGCAGGCCCTGCGGTCGCTGCTGAACCCGACGAAGCCGATGCAGAAGGCCTTCGCCGAGTTCGGGGTGACCACGGCGCAGCTGCGGGAGAAGATGAAGGGCCCCAACGGGCTGACCGACGCCATGGAGTTCTTGTCGAAGGCGGCGGAGAAGGCCGGCAAGGAAGGCACCCCGGCGTTCGCCGCGGCCCTGAAGCAGCTGATGGGTACGGCGCCGGGTGCGAACGCCGCGCTGTCCACGGTGGGGGAGAACTTCGCCGCGACCTCGGCGACGATCAAAGCCGTGGGCGGGGCGACGGCGGACAGTGCGGGCAAGGTCCAGGGCTTCGCCGAGGTCCAGAAGACGCTCGGGCAGCAGGTCAAGCAGCTGACTGCGAGCTTCGACTCGCTGATGATCGAGCTGGGCAACAAGCTCATCCCGATCGTCACCGCGCTCATCTCTGCGATGTCCTCGCACAAGGACGTGGTCCTGGGTGTGCTGGCCGCGGTGGCGGCTTTGATGGGCGTGCTGGTGGTGTACTCGGTGACGATGAAGACCATTGCGGCGGTGCAGGCTATCGCGGCGGTGGCGACGAAGGTGTGGACGGCTGCGGTGTGGCTGTTCAACCTGGCCATGGACGCCGACCCTATCGTCCTGGTGGCTATTGCTATTGCCGCGCTGGTGGCCGGGATTGTTTATGCCTACATGCATTTCACGGTTTTCCGCGATGTGATCAACGACGTCTTCAAGGTCGTGAAGACGATCGTGATGACGTATATCGACCTGATCATTCTGGAATTTAAGCTGCTGGTGTTCGCCGCCGAGCTGGTGTGGAAGGGATTGCAAGCTGCCTGGAACGGGATCGTCGGCGCGGCCAAGGCGGTGGGTAGCTTCCTGGCCTCTATCTGGCACTCCATCAGCAGCACCGTGTCCACAGTGTGGGGCGGAATTGCGAAATTCTTTGAGAAGTGGTGGCCTCTGCTGCTCATCATCTTCGCTTTTCCGATCGGCGTACTGGTCGCTATCTGGAATCATTTCCACAAGCAGATCATTTCGGCCGCGGAAACCGCGTGGGGATATATCAGCGGATTTTTCGTGTCGATCTGGCATTTCCTGGAATCGGCGGCAAAGATTGCTTGGTCCGCAATTCAGGTGGCGATTATCCGGCCGATCGAGACCGTCTGGGGCTGGCTGGTCAGCGCCTGGGGGACGATCTCCGGCTGGCTGGGCGCTGCCTGGCGCGGTATCTCGCGCGTAGCGGCCTCGGTCTGGCACTCGGTGGCCTCGGCCGTGACCGGGCCGATGGAGAGTGCCTGGCACACCCTGACCAGCATCGGCGGCAAGATCATTTCGGCGATCAGTGGCGCGTTCAACAGCGCCTGGAAGGCCGTGTCCGGGATCGGCTCCAAGTTCCTGTCCATCGGCGGCGACATCATCTCCGGCATCATCAACGGCGTCGAGGGTGCGGCCGGGTCGCTGTTCAGCACCATGGAGAACATCGCCAGCGGAGCCTTGAAAGCAGCGAAGAGCTTCCTGGGTATCGGGTCGCCGTCCAAGAGGGCCGCGGCCGAGATTGGCCACTGGCTGCCGCCGGGTATCGCCGAGGGTGCGCTGAGGAACGCACCGGTGGCCCATGCCGCGATGCAGAAACTGTCTTCGGGGCTGCTGTCCAGCGGCCGGGGGGCGCTCGCCGCATCGGGTGCGGCGGGGGTCGGCGCGGGCGGCGGGGCGCAGACTATCGTCCTGGAGATCCATTCCGGTGGCAGCAGCTTCGACAACGCGCTGGTGGAGATCCTGCGCAACGCCATCAGGATCCGCGGCGGAGACGTCCAGATCGCTCTCGGAAGGAGCTGACCTTGCACCGGTATAAGTGCTTCAACGCCCCTATGCAGACCACGGCCGCTATCGCGAAGGTCACCACCGGCACCGCTGTGAAGACGATGCTGCAGATCAGCACCCCGTCCACCCGGCAGTGCCAGCTGATCTCGTGGGGCTACTCGACCGATGCGGCGCCGGCCACCAGCGGTGTGGGTGTCGTCGAGCTGATCCAGACTGACGTGGCCGCCACCGTCACCGCGCACGTGGCCTCGGGTGTGCAGCCGCTGGACCCGAACGCGCCGGCGTCGCTGATGACGCTGGGGGTCTCGAACACGGGCTTCACGGCCACGGTGGAGGGATCGACGACGGCTGTGCGTACCTTCGACGCCGTCGAGATCGAGGGCGTGTCCGACGGTGCGCAGGGCAACTTCTACGTCTACCAGTGGATGCCGGACGAGCGGCCGATCGTGGCGATCAGCAAGTTCCTGCGGGTGCGGGTCACGTTCAGTGCTGCGGTGAACATGCTGACGTGGGTGTGCTGGGACGAGTGATCCGGCAGGGGGAGCACTGTGTACGGCGGTGAGGAGGTGGGTCGATGTCGGTAGCTGCGCGGGCTATGGGCTGGATGCGCAGGTCCGCGAACGTCCCGGGCCCGTATGCGGCCAGTGGTGAGCAGAACAGCGGGCAGCCGGTCACTGTCGAGCTGCTCATCGACGGCGACTGGACCGATATCACGTCCTCGGTGAGGGTGGGGGCGTCCGGGAACATCGCCATGGCGTACGGGCAGACGGACGAGAACGCCAACATGCAGCCCTCGAGCTGCACGCTGATGCTGAACAACCGCAACGCTCAGTACAGTCCGCGGAACCCGCTGTCGCTGTTGTACGGGAAGATCGGCCGCAATACGCCGCTGCGGGTGTCGGTGCCGGACGGCAACGTGGGCAACGTGCGGTTCTGGGGGGAGGTGCCGTCGTGGCCGCAGAACTGGGACACGACGGGCAACGACATCTGGGTGGAGCTGCAGGCGGCGTCGGTGCTGCGCCGGCTGGGGCAGAACAACCAGGTGCTGCGGTCCACGATGTACCAGGGCTACACCAGTGCCGCACTGGTCAATCCGCCGGTGGCGTACTGGCCGCTGGAGGACGGCTCGGGTGCCACGCAGATGGCGTCGGCGATCTCGGGCGGTACGGCGATGGCGATCGTCGGTGCGCCGACGCTGTCGACGTACACGGGGTTCGACTGCTCGGATCCGCTGCCGACCCTGACGGCCGGGGCGTCGTTCACCGGGTCGGTGGGGACGTACACCTATACGGGCTATTCGCAGACGCGGGTGCTGTTGGCTTTCCCCGGGGCGGGCTCGCTGGTGGACAAGTCGACGCTGGTGCAGATGAAGGGCACCGGGACCGCGCACACGTTCGAGTTGTACTACAACACGGGCGGGGCGATCGGGCTGCGGGCCTTTGACCACGGTGGCACCAGCGTCGGTGACACCGGGCCGATCTCTTTCGCCGTGGACGGCCGGCAGATGCGGTTCAGTATCGAGCTGACGCAGTCGGGCACTACCATCAGCTACTTCCTGAGCAGGTATGTTCCGCAGGCGGCGGCTGGTGACTACAACAGCGGGACGCTGGCCACCGGCCGGACCATGGGCAGTATCCAGCAGGTCAACCTGGCCCCGTCCGCGAACGCGAACGGCCTGTCGGTTGGCCACGTGACCGTGCAGACGGTGTTCTCCGACATCTTCGACCTGCTGAGCAACATCAACGCGTACAGCGGTGAGACCGCTGATGCGCGGGCGTTCCGGCTGATCACGCAGGCGGGTGTCGCCGCGGGGGGGGTCGGTGTAGGCGGGGACTCGGTGGCGATGGGTACCCAGCATTCGGGGGCGCTGCTGACGCTGCTGCAGGACTGTGTGGATGCCGATGGCGGGAGCTTGTATGACCGGTGGCTGGGTCTGGGGATCGGCTACCGGGAGCGCACGGCGGTGTACAACGCGAATGTGGCGCTGGTGCTGGATTATGCGGCGTTCAACCTGGCAGCGGTCCCCAGGCCGGTGGACGATGACCGGTACACCAAGAACGACATCACGATCAGCCGCACGAACGGGTCCAGTGCCCGGCAGTTCCTGCCGACGGGCACCTTGTCGGTGCTGCCGCCGCCGCTGGGGGTGGGCCAGTACCTGGGCGATAAGACGATCAATGTGCAGAGTGATGCGACGTTGGCGGACCAGGCCGGGTGGCGGCTGCACGTGGGTACTTTGGACCAGGCCCGCTACCCGGTGATCACGGTGAATCTGGCGCACAGCTCGTTCGCGTCGAATGCGGCGCTGCGCTCCCAGGTGATCAACACCCGGCCTGGTTCGCGTATCCAGGTGCTGAATCCGCCCGCGCAGACGCAGGCCGATCCGCTGGATCTGCTGGTCGTGGGCGGCTCGGAGACTTTGACCCGTTTCGAGCACGTCATCACGTTCACGTGTGTGCCGTTCCAGCCTTATCAGGTGGCGAAGCTGGCGGATCCGGTGCTGTCGGTGGCGGACACGGCCGGCAGCACGCTGGCGTTCGCGGCCAGCGCCACTCAGACGGGCCTGTATCTGCTGACTTCCGGGATCCCGGACACGCTCACCAATCCGCTGTGGACGGCGAACGTCACCGACTACCCGTTCGATCTGGAGTTGGCCGGGGAGCGCATCACCGCGTCGTGCCCCGGCAACATGATCAACGGGAATCCGTTGTTCGCCACCGGCCTGACCGGCTGGAACGCCGCCGCAAGCACGGTGAGCCTGGACAACACGTTCCAGTACGCGCCGGACTACGCCTCGGCGCTGGTGGTGCCGGACGGCGTGTCGGCGTCGGGAGGGTTGAACAGCGACCACAGTGCGGTGGGGACCGTGACCGCGGCGAAGACCTACACCGTGAACTGCTGGGTGTGGTGCCCGGCCGGGTGGAGCGATGTGCGCACCGCGGCGGACTGGTACGACGCCAGCAACGCATTCCTGTCCTCGTCGCTGGGGTCCGCCACAGTGGTGTCCTCGAACACGTGGACGCTGCTGAGCCAGGATGTGACGGCGCCGGCGAGCGCGTCGCGTGCGGTGCTGCGGTTCAGGTGGGGCAGTACGCCGCCGTCATCGGTCACGTTCTGGATCACGAATGCGACGATGGTGGACGACAGCACCGTGAACAGCACCGTCACGCCGCAGCTGGTGACGGTGGTGAGGTCGGTGAACGGCATCGTCAAGGCGCAGCCCGCCGGCGGCGATGTTCGCCTGTTCACCCCGATGATCCTGGCTCTGTGAGGGGACCCTATGGCGTTCGTCCCGTTCGTCGCCGGCCAGCGCGTCATCGCGGCCGCGCTCAATGGCAACAGTGTCCAGCTGCTGTCGGCCACGACTCTGGCGGCGGCGACCGCGAGCGTGAACGTGGCTGTCCCGGTGGGCTACAACCGGCTGCAGGTGTATTTCACCGGAAAGTCCAACGGTGCCACGAATGCCGTGTCCGCGAGAATCACCCTCAACAACGATACCGGCGCAAATTATAACTACATTTACACCCAGTCCAACAATGGGACGACGTCGACGGCCGACAATACGGGGCAGACCGCGATCCTGGTCGGGACGATGACGGCCGCGACGTCGACGGCCAACTATGCGGGGTCGGGCAGCTTCACCATCGACAACACGGGAAACGGCATCTTCTTCCCCACGATCGTCGGCACGGCGACTACGTTCGTGACCACGACGAACATGTACAACGGGGTGTACACCTCGCAATGGTTGAGCTTGGCGGATGTCACCAGCATCCAGTTTTCTCTGAGTGTGGGCAGCTGGGTCACGGGTTCCCAGTTCAGCCTCTACGGGGTGGGATGAGCGGGAGGAGGAGCCGTGGCTGATCCGCCGTTCACCGATGGTGACCGGGTCACCGGGGCCGAGCTGGGCACCGGTATCCCGACGCTGCTGGTCGCCACGACGCTGACGGCTGCCACGGGCAACGTCATCCTGGCGGTACCGGCCGGCTGGAACCGGTTGAAGGCCTATTTCAGCGGCACGTCCACGGGCGCCACTGCGGCTTCGAGCTGCAAGGTGCAGTTCAACGGCGACACCGGCGCAAATTACAATTTCATCTTCACCCAGTCCAACAATGGGACGACGTCGACGGCCGACAATACGGGGCAGACCGCGATCCAGATTGCGACGATCACCGGTGCGACGTCGACGGCCAACTATGCGGGATCGGGCAGCCTGGTCATCGACAACGTGTCGGCCGGCACGTTCTTCCCGATCGTCGTTTGTACGGCGACGACGTTCGTGACCACGACGAACATGTACAACGGGGTGTATTCCGGGCAATGGTCGTCGCTGGCGGCGATCACGAGCATCAACTTCGTGCTGGGTACCGGGACGTGGAGTATCGGGTCCCAGTTCAGCCTGTACGGGCTGCTGTGACCGTGCGCGCGCAGGCGGGTGCGATGGTGCGCGGGCTCGCGCGCCGCCTGCCGGCCGCAGCCGTGCTGCCGGCCGCGGCCGTGCTGGCGGCCTACGACGTGTATCTGCTGGGGTGGCGGCTGGCGGAGGTGCAGGGCAACCTCGAGGCCCAGATGGTGATCATCACCCCGGCATTCGTCGTCTCGCACCTGTTGCGGGCCCGGCAGTCCAGGGTGCAGCACCGGGAGGCGATGGAGCAGCACCGGAAGGCGATGGCCGCGCACGAGGACCACGCCGAGCAGCTGGCGGCGCACCGCGCCGAGACGGCGGACCTGGCGGAGAAGGTCGGCGAGCTGCATGATTTCCACCTGCACATGAAGCTGCCCGACCGAGAGGTCGGCCCCGCTCCTTCCTCCAAGCATCGGAGCAACCCTTGAGCTCACTTGATCTGACTGTCCTGGACCGTTTCCGGCGCGAGCAGCTCCCGGACGGCTACCTTCCCTTCGTCCGCACGCTGTACAGCCCGGTGGACGACGTCCACGGGGCGCTGGTGCTGCTGCTGAAGTCGGCCACCAGCAGCCTGGACGTGGCTATGTACGGCTTCGACGATGAGGAGCTTGCGGGGGTACTGCTGGAGAAGATGCGCAGCGAGAACGTGCGGGTCACGCTCACGCTGGACTCCTCGCAGGCCGGGGGCGTCCATGAGCGCAAGCTGCTGGCCGGCGAGGACTTTCCGTCCACCTCGGTCGCGGTCGGCCGCAGCGAGAAGAACGCGATCATGCACATGAAGTGCATCGTGGTGGACCGGAAGATCCGCATCAGTGGCTCGACGAACTGGTCCGACGGCGGCGAGCGGGAACAGGACAACGAGTTCACCGTGATCGCGAACGAGAAGATCGCGGGCGAGGCGGCCGACCGTATCGGCGAGATCCACGCCCACATGCTGAGGGCCGCCGCGGCGGCGAAGGCGGTGGCCGGATGACGCAGGTCGAGGGTCTGGATTTCGCGTGGACCAAGCCCAGCCCGGCGCAGGTGCTGGCGGCGGGCGGTCACTGGATCGCCGGCTACTTCAGCACGGACACCAGCAAGAACCTGAACCGCTCGAACATCCCGCCGTTCCTGTCCGCGGGCATCCCGGTCGTCACCGTCTGGGAGACCACCACCGGCCGCGCCACCCAGGGCCGCCAGGCGGGCGTGGACGATGCGCGCGCGGCGGAGGCTGAGCGGATCGCTGCGGGCCTGCCGTCGACGCACGTGCATCACTTCGCCGTGGACGAGGACACGTCCTGGTCCTCGGTGGTCGCCTACTTCGACGGCGTGATCTCCGTGCTGGGCGTGGCCCGGGTGGGCTGCTACGGCGGCTACCCGGTGATCGTGGGGGCGCACGGTCACGGCATCCGGTACCTGTGGCAGACCGTCGCGTGGTCCGGAGGCCAGTGGGCCTCCTTTGCGACGATCCGCCAGCCGGGCGGCATGCTGCTCGGTGGCTCGGCGGATGTGGATTTCAGCGAGGTGCCGGATTTCGGCCAGACCCCGCGACCTGTGACACCTGGACCTACGACTCCTTCGGAGGACACGATGCCCCAGTGGATCAACGGAAGCGTGACGCCGGGCACGGTGCCGGTGGTGGCGGGGGTTCCGGCCGGCACGGCGTGGGCCGGGTTCCCGCACCGGACGCTGCACCTGGGCATGGACGAGCCGGGCGCGGTGGGGGCGAAGGCCATGGTGCGGGTGGCGGTGCACAAGGGGGGTGCGGACTGGGAGCCGGTGCGGGACGTGCCGGTAACGGCGAAGGGCGGCACGGTGGGCCTGGACATCACGGGCGCGGTGAAGATCAGCCTGCAGACGGTGTCGCCCGGGGTGTGCTATTCGGTGGAGACGTGGTGAGTCCGCCGCCAGCGGCCGGCGACGGGCCTTCGCCAGCGGCTGGCGGCGGGCCAGCGGTGACGTCGTTGTCGGACGAGGTGCGGCGTACGGTGCGCACCGTGGTGCAGTGTGCGGTGGGTTTGGCTGCGGCGATGCCGTGGCTGGTGGCGGTGTCGGGGGTGTCGGCGGCTGTGCCGGTGGTGGCTACGGCGCTGTCGGTGTCGGCGGTGGTGACGCGGGTGATGGCGTTGCCGCAGGTGGACGCGCTGTTGCCGGGGTGGCTGCGTAAGGGTGGCGCGGTGAATGCCCCGGTGGCGCCTGCGGTGCCGCCGCCGGGTCCGGCGGCACACTGAGCGTACGGAGGGGGTGGGGATGTGGCGTGGGTGTACGGGATCGATCCGGCGCAGGGCTCGGCGGTGGCCGTCCTGGTGGTGGTGGTGGTGTTGATTCTGATGGGCCTGCTGGTGCCGCGGCGCACGATGGTGGACCGGGTGGCGGACAAGCTGGCGCAGATCCGGGACCTGACGGCGGAGCGTGATGCGTGGAAGGCGGCGCACCGGGTGTCGGAGGAGGCGCGGGGGTTAGCGCAGGACCAGGTGCGGCAGTTGCTGGAGGTGACGCGGACTACGGATCGGGTGCTGACGGCGATTTCCTCGCTGCAGGCCGGCCAGGGGGTGAGTGTGCGTGCAGTGGATCCGTCGGGGACGCCGGCGCCTTAGGGAGGTGTCGTTAGTGAAATCGGATGAGTCGCCGGGGTTGCGGCAGGCGCGGGAGGCGTCGCGGCGGGCCAAGTCGGCGCGTACTGAGCAGGAGGAGCTGGGGCCGGTGGTGACGCGGGCGGTGGAGCGTCAGCGGTGGCATCAGGACCGGAACCATTTCGCGGATGCTGTGGCGGCGGCGCTGAGTGTGCGGCATGGCGAGGGGAGGCGCTCGTGATCATTGCGGCCACGGACACTACGCGGTCGGTGGGTGAGGTGGTGGCGCTGGTGGCGTTCTTCACCAACATCGTGTTCGTGGTGGTGTACAGCGTGGTGGGGCCGTGGTGGCATTCGGGTCTGGGGCGGAACATCGTGGCGTTGGATACGGCGCTGGCGCTGGCGTTGTTGCCGGCGACGTTGCACAGTCTGTTCGGGGTGTCGACGGCGACGTCGGCGGCGTATGCGTGGTTTGTGGATGGGGCGCTTGCGTGTGTGCCGGTGATTGTGGTGTGGCGGATGGTGATCATGTTGCGGTTGGATGCGCGGCCGTGGTGGCGGCGTGGG